AATATACCCAGTGCACGGAATACAATAAATAATGGAACGGGTTTTCTTACATTGGGAATATTTACTACTATATTCTTATTTGAAAATTTGATATTGGGTGCAACAATATTTACAGACAAAGTACGACGAGGCTTGGATATATTTTCAGAAACTGATTTAATTTCAGCAGAATACAAATATTCCAATTCTGTTTCTTCTTCATCTATATCTTCTTTAATTAACTTACGTACATAAAGCATATTATCGCCAAATTTTTCTTGTGGAACAACTGTTTTTTCTTTTCCATCAATAATAAAGTAACCACCTAAGTCATTATTACATTCACCCATATTATATCTGACCTCTTTGGGTAATCCATTTAAAATACAAAAGTTAGATTGAACCATGATAGGAAATTTACCCAAATATACCTTGTTTAATGTCTTCGTGATTAATTGTGTATTCGGATTAACCATCGAAGTTTCAGTTGCTTCTCTAAACAATGCAGTTTCAGTAGGTGTTAAATCAGTAAGCTTTTTGCGACCTTTACGTTGACCACCACCGCTAATAGTTTCTTCGTCTTCATATTTATCATCATCTAAATCAAAATTGGTACCACCACTAACAATATCAGGCAGTTCATTATCTTCTAAAATCGTAATAAAATCAATTTCTATATCATAATGAACAGTCATCCCATAAGTCATATTTCGTAATCTGGCTTCATTCGGGTACATGTAATGACTATTATTATCATCATAGATAACCGGTTTTCCGAAATAAATTTTATCTGCATTTTTACCACCAAAGTACATAACACATTGTGAACGATATTCTTTTATGGAAGTATCAAAACGTGTATCAATTCGTAATGGATTCTTTTCCTTGAATATTTGGAAAATACCCTTCTTAAAAAAGTCATCATAAGAATCAATATGGTGTCTTACTAAAGTTTGTGGATTGTTTTCAAAATATTTATCAATTAAATTCCAGATAAGAGAATTATCCATTTTGTATATAAATATTAGTATATTTTTATATAATAATTTTAAAAGTTATTTAGTAAAAATTATCTAGTTATAAACTATAAATGGACGATCTATTTGAACTCTTCTTTGGCCCTTTAGACCAAAAATTCTGTGATTATTTCTTACTTCTTTCTATGGTTGGTTTTGTTCTTTTAGCCACTCTTATGTTATCTACGCTGAGTTTTGGTCTTTACAAGAGAAAATCATTTGATTTCTACTTAAGTGCTTTAGCTGTTGCCGTTGGTTATGCTATTTTCTATTTCCAAAACAGATTATTGTACACTATGTGCAAAAACTAATTCCGTTTAAATCATAAAACCTTTATTTATTTATAATATAAGATGGATATTTTATATTATAGTAACTATTGCAAACATAGTCAAAGTGTCCTACAAACATTGGTGAAAAGTAATTTATCAAAAAAAGTAAGTTTTATTTGCATTGATAAACGCAAATTAGATCCAGCTACAAATCAAATGAAAATAATTTTAGAGAATGGTTCGAAAGTTATTTTACCACCAAACATTAAAAGTGTACCTTGTTTATTATTAGTGAATAAAAATTTTCAAACTATTTTAGGAAGTGATATAGTTAAACATTTCCATACAGATATAAAAGAAATTAATAATAAAGCTCATCGAGGGGGTGGCGAACCATCCGGATTTCATTTAGGTGTTTCTACCGGCGGAACCAATGTATTATCAGAACAATTTACTAATTATAATTTGTCTCCTGATGAATTAAGTGCAAAAGGTAATAGTGGAAATCGTGATTTGCATAATTATGTAGCTGTTGATAATGATTTACAATTAATTCAAACACCTCCAGATGATTATAAACCAGATAAAATTTCATCAGACGTTACTTTAGATAGTATACAACAACAAAGAATGGATGATGTAAATATGAATAAATCTATTCCGCCTGAAATAAACTTTAGTATAAATTAAATAAAATATACCGTAAAATAATATAAAAAATATATTATTTTGTATATATCAATGAGTGATAAATCTACTTTATCTAGAGCTTTTAATAATTTGTTTTTTGACTTTATTAAGGATATTATTAATATTTATCCTGATAATAAAGATATTGCGAAAGCTCAAACATCTTTTGATACTATTAAAAAAATGAACCCTTCGCTAATGATTAAAATGTGGTATCCCGTAGTATATGCACCCTATAAAGATGTTATTGATGCAGGTGATATTCGTTTTTTCTTTAATAAAAATTATGCTGATGATGTAGCAAAACTTGGTAACAATACAGAAGAAATCTTGAAATTAATCGATAAGGTTCGTGGTCCTATCTCTACTATGGATTCTGTAAATCAAGGGCATTGTGCTCAATACGTTCAAAAATTAAGTAAGCTATCTATGGTTTATAACCAACTATAAATTTTATTTCATATATAAATAATAAAAAAATATTATATATGAAATTATTTAATCCATTGTTGTAATAAAAATAATAATTCACGAGGATGAATTTGATGAAAATAATCTTTGATGCTCTTTTTTGTAATTTTTGTTTTATTTGTTTTAATATTTGGTATATAAATTGTTGAATGTATTTTATGAATATGGGATAGATAAAAATACGGTATATAATGATTTTTTAAAATATAATATTGGATATAATATTTATAAATAGAATTAATAAATTCTTCATACTTATTTTTTATTTTAGAAAAGTGTCTGCGAAAATGAGAGAAATTATTTAAATAGTTATGTGTTTGCGATACTCTTTCTAAACAAATATATAAATATTCTACATTGGGTTCAATATTACATGTTAAACTTTGTTGTATATATTCATTTGAAGATAAAGAAGATATATCTCCGGTCTCATTGTTTGTTAAAACGAGTTTTGAACATAACGTACATTTAATTGCATTTATATTATCATATAAATTTTCATAACTTGTAAAATAATATTGTACAGGAAATTGTATAATACAATTTTTATCTTTAAAAATATCCCATTCTTTATAAACATAGTTGGGAATAAATTGAACATTCTTTTCTTGTGTATCATGAATATAATAAACTGAAATTAAGTAAATATTATCATGAGAAAGTATTAAATTATAAGAAGCGTTTTTAGGTAAGTAAGATAAAAAATGGATATCATTTAAACGAGTATTTACACCGCCGGATAATATGTTAATTAATATTCTTCGAAAATTTTCATTATAACTTATACTTTTTTTATAAGATAATTCCCAACAATGTATTCGTTTATCATAAAATAAATGAAACATAATACCTTCAATATAATCATTAATTACAATATTTTCATTTAATTCTGGATAATGATTACGAAATGATTCATATGATAATGATTTGGGTGGTGAAAAACTAATAATTTTATTTTCAGGTTCAGAGAAAACTACTGACCGAAATAACCTACTGTTATAATCATTATAACAAATATAATTTGGGTCGCAATTGTAAATTAAATAGTTTACCTCATGTTTAATATATTTTTTTTCTCGTACAACCACTTTCATATCTTTATTTTTGATTGAATAAAAGTGTTTTGTGTTAGTCATCAGTTTAATTACTTATTTATATTAACAAATCTTTAATACATTATATAATATTCAAATAATAATTTAGAAGTATACTATATAATGTTTTCAAAAGAGGTTATTTTATCCGGTATTATTCTATTAGTCATAGATTATGTATATTTACATATAATTAGCCCTTATTATAAAAAAATGATTTTTTCCATACAAAAAAGTGAAATGAAATTGCAAATATTACCTGCTTTATTATGTTATGCACTTCTAATTTTTGGATTAAATTATTTTATTTTAAAGGACAATCGTTCATTAATGGATGCTTTCTTATTTGGAATAGTAATATACGGTGTTTATGACTTTACAAATTTAGCTTTATTAAAAAATTATAGTTGGACCGTGGGTATTATAGATACTTTATGGGGTGGTTTACTTATTATGCTTACTACATATTTTGTTTATTTATTCAAATAATGAATAACATATAAATATACTTGTTATATGTTATTGTAAATAATTAGACAATTTTCGTAAATATAATTTAGATACATAATATATATTTTATATAATAATGGATACACAAATTAATTTAAATGATGATTCACAAAATGGTTCTATTACATTAGAATTAGGAGATATTATAGAAATACTATCGCCTAATAATAATAGTTACCATGAAAAAACGTTTATTATCAAATACATTGATCAAGAATATATGGAGTTAATGAACATTTCTTATAATGAAGTGTATAATATTAACTTTACAATTGATGGGTTTTTATCTGATGAATCGATTACACAAATTAATATTTTGGATAGAAGTAAGGAAAAAGGTTTCGCACGTCAGAATAATTTAATACCAAATAAATGGGTGAATATTCATTTTACTGGTGATATTCCTATTATTATTACAGGTGAAATAACAGATATAGAAGATGATATGATTGAAGTAATGACTTATCCAGATAGAAAAGCGATTTATTTAGATTTCGCTTATAAAGGTTTACCGAATAATATACCTATTGAAAAAATAGTTATTCGTCAAAAACCTACTATGATTTCCGCTACAAAAAATAGTTCAGAATCGGTCGAGTCTGAAATAGATGTATTTACCCCACCAGAAGCCTCTATGGAATTTACTGAAACCAATGAATCAATTATCAACATACCCGAAAATAATTTGGTAGAAGAAAATATACGTGAAACATTAAATGATTTATATGTAAATGCGAATACACTAGTGTTTGGTGAAGAATTGGAAGAATTCAAACAAGCGGTTGAAATACCAATTAGTGAACAACGTTATAGCATTGATGCACAGGTAAATGATTTAATGGATGAATTACTATCAACAATTCCTAATCATAAAAGAACGGATAAAGTGATGAATAATATTCATAATTTAATAGAACGTTTTAAACAATTACGTGAAAAATTCTCTCTGATTGATAGCAATTCTAATGCATATGATTTTAAAAAATTAACAGCATATCATAAACCATTAATCGCACAATTGCAAAATATTTCACATAACATCAAATGGTTAATTCCAGTTGTACAAAACAAAAAACGATTTTATGATATTACAAGTAATGGTATAGATTATGAAGGAGATTCAAATAGTAACTTAGTAAATGGTATTACTAATATTCAAGACCAATATAAAAACTTAAATAGTATTGATTATTTAAATGCTCAAAAACAATTAAACGATGCATTAAATCCATTTGAAACATATAATAACAATTGTTTGCATATCAAAAATGTAAATACTAATTTGGACGCAATAATTGATAATTTTGGTGATTTTTATAGCACTGTTATCAAGAATGAAAAATTACACCGACAACAATTTGTTATTCAACGTTATAATTTAAGTGAAAAACGCATGAAAGAAGAAGTATTAAATAGTGGTAAAAAATTATACAAAAAAGTGCATTTAACAGATAACGATGAAATGTGTATTAAGTCTTATTTAATGTTACCTGAACCAATAATACAATATTCAAAAATAGATTTACCGAATACCAAATTAATAGAAAAGGTGAATTTACATCATAATAAACTAATATTATCCTATATTTTCAAAAACAATCCAGATATAGTACCCCATGTTATTGATGATTTATCCAAAGAATTTGATTATGAAAAATTAGAAAAGGATACCGAAAAAGATATATTTTCTAATTTCCATGAATTTTTATTAGACGAAAATATATTGGATGATGATAGATATACAAAATTTTTAGAAACAATTATACCAAAAACCAAAATCTTAATTCGTTTGATTAATAAATATGCTACTAATAAATTATCTTTTCATAATTATCTACAAAACTTAGAGCCATTTTCCGTTTATTCAAGTGATATTTCTTATAAACAATATAATGATATTCGTTATTTTGTAAAGGAACAAATCAAAAATTATAAAATCCAATATGAATCAAAATACAAGGATTTTTTAATGATTAAAAATAATACATCTCATGATACAAGTAACCATAAAAATAATATATTACATTTAATTAATGAAAAAGAAACAGAAATCGCAGATGCATTTTTTAAACATTATAAAATATTGTATCATAACAAGGAAGTCAATATAAATAGTCATGAAACATTAAACCAAATTATGAAACACGATAATGGTAAACTATACAATACTATTATTTCATCTATATTAGTTTCATTAGTTACCCCTGAAAATATATTAGGTGTCCTCATGGAACCCAATATTGAAGATGACGATTACGAAAAGGTTTCTTCAAAAGATTGCAGTACTCGCTATTTGGCGAAAAAATACGATTCTATCAAAGAATTAACTGATGATAACAATGCTGAAGAATTATACTATGATGAAAAATTAGACGATACACCTTATGATATATTAGAAAAATATGCATCTGAACGAAAAACGATGAGTGCGGATATATTTTTCGGATTTTTAAAGGAAAATTTAATACAAAAACATAATACGTCACAAGAATCTGCCGAAGAATTAACAAAAACATTAATCGCGAACAAAAAGAAAATAAAAGATGGTGAGTATGCAATGCTAGAAATTAAACCAAAGTTAATAAAAGAAATTAACGAAACGTCTTTATCTGAAGAAGAAAAGCAAAATATTGAACTAGAAGCAACCGCAAGAGCTAAAAAAATTTATTATCGTAGATTAAATAATACTTGGATAAAAGATGACTCAATCGATGATGTTGATTTTATTGATACCAATACTATTTTTTGTAATTTGAAAAATAAATGTATTAAAAATCCAGTAAATAATACATGCGAAACGAATGATGAAAATATTGAACGTAATCTAAGTATGAGCAAAAAATCATTATTGAATGAATTTAATAAACGTTACACCTTTTCGGTAGAAGAAATAGAAGCAAAACTAGAAAAAGACTTGGACCATTATCTAAAAATGTTGAAAAAACAAAATAATCTATTAGAAGTGAAAACAAACAAGGCAAATAATATTGCTTATGAATTAAGTAAACTTGTATCTGATACAGATGTATTTTTATCCCCACATTTACATTTACGTGATTTAATATTTGGCCAAGATGATTTTGTAAAGAAACAAAAAGATATATGTTTGTTTGTTGAAAAATATTGTCGAGAACCATTAGTAGATAACTTAGATGAAAATCAAAATTGGAAGTATTGTATTGATACAAATACCCCCTTATTACCTAATTCAATCTATCAGTTAGCAAAATCATTTACATTAGGTGAAGATTATAACGATAAATTAGCAGAAATATGTAGACAATATGGTGTATTAAGTGATGATGGTGACTGCATAGTAGATAAACATAGTGGATTTGTTTTACGAAAAATAGATTTTAGTGCAGAAGAAGGGTATGATGAATCCGGTTTTAAAATTACATCACACAGTATTTTAGAAAATGACTTAGGTAATACAATTATGGAAAACGCAAAGAAATCAAAAATCAAAATTTTTGAAGATGAAACAAATGAATTGATATATTCCATATTAACAAAATTATGTGATATTACTGATATTAATGTTGAAAATATAGAAACTTTTGTTTTAACATCATCGAACAATATTATTCGTAAAAAAATACTAAGTGAAAAGAAATACAATGAAAAGCTTGAAAAAGATAAACAAAAAACAAAAAAATCATTAAGTAGTTATGATAAATATCGTAATGAAATGATTATTTTAATAGTATCTTCCATGTTTTTAATATCTATTCAAACCGCTATTCCTACTATTAGTTCAAAACGAACTGTATATAGCTGTATAAAATCATTTAACGGTTATCCATTACGAGGTGTAGAAGATTTAAGTAGTATTCAATACATTGCTTGTATGTTATCCAAAATAAATACACAAGTTTCGCCATGGAATGCTATCAAAAAGGCCGACAAAGAAAAAATGTCTATCAAATTAAAATCAATAATTGACTTTATTGTAGACCAAGAAGAAGTGAAAGATTTATACCATCGTAAAGAACAATATTTAACGATGAACCCTGATATTGATATTCCATCTGACCATACGATTTCAAAATGGAAATTGTTTAGTCCACCATTAATTCCTTATACTATTGTAAATCGTCTTCAAAACGTAGCAAATGGTTTTCAAAATATACTAGAAGATGCTATTAAAACTGGTGATAAAAAACAACATGAATTAATTAACATAGTTAAGGTAAAACAACGAGAAATTAGTTTTGGAATTATGGAAACAATTAATAAGATTGTAAAAGATAATGATTTATTATTAAAAACTTCTGGATTAGTACCCTTTTTAGAAAACGCTTGTTGTAATAACAATTTAGATAGTACAAATCCGGTTTTATATTTCAGTAGCATTGATAATAATATTCTGAATTACATAACTAAAGTTAAAAGCAATTCAAAATTATTAAAAGACGTTAAATTATTATCAACCGCTCCTTTCTTTTATCATACTATTCCTACAAACATTAATTATCCTGAGATACCTAAAGGGCAATTAATGGAAAATATTTATGGTGCTATCATTTATTATTGTAATTTTGATCGTGATTTACCTATACCCAGTTATTTACATAAAATCTGCGATACAAAACCTGCTAATTATTCTAAGAATTGGTCTATTGAAGAAAAAATCGAATTCTTAAAGAAAAATGGAAAAAATTTTAATGTTACTGATTATAATAGTTTACTTAAAATTATTTATAATAAAAATAAAGTTGAATTAGACCATGCTATTGAATACAAACAAATTGATGCTTTTAATGATATCATTGATAAAATAGAAAATGATGATACAAATATATTATCACCCCCTTTAATACAATTACTGAAAAAGGTAACAGGAGAATATAAACCTCGTTCATTATCCAATACGCATTCTGATGGGTTAAAAGATTTAATCAATTATTTGGATAAATCCAATACAAAAATGTTAGATGATATTTTAACCTTCTTTAAAAGACATGGTTCTCATGTGTCTGATAAAGAATACAATAGTATTGTACAATTTTTATCAAAAATTAATAAATGGAAATTAGAAGACAATGATAAAAATAACAAATGTCATGTATACAATGAAGGTTTACATACTTATATTACATTTATATTGAATGCATTACAATCCTTATGTAGAACATATCCAAATGCATTACAAAAAGAAAATATATTAGAAAGAAAGGTTCCAAAACATTGGGATTTCCATCCAAAACATCAAGAAGATTTAATAGATTTTAATGATACATATTTCAAAAAATTAAGACAATTTAATGGTGACCAAACTATTATGGAATTATTACAACAAATTAAATTAAAATTAAAAGATATTTATTATTTTGCTTCTAATATCCCTATTTATACAGAATTAACCAAAGAAATCAAAACGGATAATGAAAAACATCAACATAATTTTCACTGTTTATTTGATAAAAGTTCCTTATATTTATTATATACTCATTGTGTTTACTCAGTATTGTATGAATATATTAGTTTAACAGATGATTCACAGTTAATACAATTAGATTTAATTGAAAATAAAGAACAAAGAATAAATCAATTAGCGAATCAAAATGATGAAAGTAATTTTACTTATTCTGATAATAGTTTAACTGAAAATACAGCAAATGAGTACATAGAATTACAGGAAATTCAAATATTACAAGGAACCAAATTTGAATTGAAAAATCGTATTTGCTCTTTGTTGTTTGCTTACTTAAATATTGAAACACAAACAAAAGAACTCATTGATACAACTTATGAAGATATTATGAAAAGGGTTAATCGCGCAAGAGAATCCGAAAAGGAACGTATATTCTCCTATTTTGATAATATGAAACCTGAACGCCGTAAAGTAGAAGATACTTTAAAGAAATATAAATTAGGCCGTTGGAATATTGGTCTTCAAAAAAGTATTTTTCAATATGATAAGAAAACATATGATCAAGATGGATTTGAGAATGAAAATATCGATGAAGTTAATACTGAAGTAGACATAAATCAAGTTGATAGTAATGATGATGAAGCGATAGAAGCTATTGATATTAATCATTTAGGGACTAATTTTACGGATGGTGCTTTCTATGAAGAAGACCAAGAAATGGACGAATAAATGTATTTTATTATGAATAATTTTTTATAACTGTATTATAATTATAAAAAATGAAAGAATTTGTTTATAAAAATAAAGTAAATAGTGCTATCATTTTATTTTTAGTCTTAATATCCATCATACATAATATGCAACCCGGGTTAATCTATGACGATAAAGGAGTATTTCGTGAATTTGGAGTTGGTTTTAGACATAAAACTATAATACCTATTTGGTTAGTATCAATAATATTAGGTATTCTTTCTTATGTAATTGTATTAAGTTATTTAGCATATACTTAAAATAAATCATTATATTATAAAATAAAATGATCCCGAATTTAATTGAAACTTCTACCAAAAACTATATATTTAATAATTTACAGCATTGTCATAATACTCGTATAAATATGTATTATTATGCACTTAATATTGGTATATTTTTATTGTTTGTTATTATAGCATACTTTATATTGTATTCTTGTTCCAAAAATAAAATTTCAGATTATGAAAAACAACAACAAATGATTAAAGACCAAGAAATGGTTTTATCAAAAATACGTTATTTTAAAGAACAAGATAAAGCAAAACAGGAAAATTGTTATACTAATATTATGAATTTACCCTTTCAATATTAAAAAGTTATTACATTTATTATAATAACTTTTTATAAGATATATTATATATATTACATTCATGGATTTTATTACACAAGAAAGAGAAAAAATTTTATTTACTGATAACACAGCTCAACAAAGATTGATTGACCTTTTAGAAGATATGAATAAAAAAATATCCACTTTAGAATTTTCGAATTCTTTACATGGTGATTTGGATTTTTCTGTATTGTTTGATATGGGATTTCGTGGAATCGATACGATTATTATCCCCGAGGGAAATATAACCGATATTACTAATTTACCCAAAGGATTAAATACATTTATTTGTAAACGTAACTTAATTGTATCGATTAAATCATTACCAAGTTCTCTTATTAACATTACTATTAATAATAATTATTTATCAGAAATAGACGTTTCTCATATTAAAAACTTAACTATATTAGACATTCAAAATAATAATATACGTAGTCTTGAGAACCTACCTTCAACCATTACTGAATTAAAGTGTGATTATAATAAATTAGAAAGATTGAATTTAACTGAATTAACCAGTCTTAAGAAATTACATATATCAAATAATAACATTACAGTGATTGAAAATTTACCGGAAGATTTGATAGAATTTAAAATGGAAAATACTCCTTCAATTGAATTTCGTAATATTGAAGCAGATAATTTAAATGAATTAATAACTGCAGAAAAAGAAGAAGATAATGATTATTATGATACGGTAGATAAATATTTTTCATTAAAAAATAAATATGAAAATAAAATGAAAAAAGCTATGAAACAAGTATATGATAAAAATAACAAACGGAAATCTCAAAAAAAAATAGCTTTTATGAAATATGAATGTATTCGATGTAAAAGAATGGTTAATACTATTTTTAGTATGAAAGATAATCGATATATTGCTATTTGTGGAGATTCACAAAACCCATGTGACCTTAAAATTGAAATATACAATGGACAATTTACCCATATAGAAAACGTATTAATTGATGCACAAGATAGTTTACATGATATAAAAAATATTATAATAGAACAAAAATTAGATAATCTATTTGGTTATGTAAGTGAGGATGATTCAGTTTCTTTATTTAAAAATCAAATCACTGCTTATAATGAAGAAATGAATAATTATAATTATATAAAAAAAATGCACGATGAATTATTGAATAAAAAAGAAACTCAAGATAAAATAAATGCATTAAAAAATGATGTATTTTTATTAAAAGATGATATTACACAATTATTAGATGAATATAAGAAAACTGAAAACAAAGAAATATTAAAAAATGCTGTTGATATGCAAATTACCAAAATCATACCTAAAATGCGTAATATACATATGTTAAAAAATGATATTAATGAAGAACGTAAAATGTTTGCTAAGGATAACAAAGAAAAAGATAAAATTGGTCATATATTTAATTATCCAATTTTATTAAATAAATTAGAATATAACTTAGCCGAAAACCCGAATGTAATTTCATTTACATCGAACTAATACATTTTTTATTAAAATTGGAAATCCCTTCCCATTCAATATTATATTTTTTACTCCAAATTTTTTGATTACAATCTTTGGAATAGATATCATTATCCCATGAATGATTATTAAAATCAACAAAATGAATACTATTTTCAGTACCATATCCGGGAACATTATCAACTCCATTAAAATGGACCTTCAGATTATTGTTTTTACCTGTATTTACATAATGGTTCCATACTGTATTTCTATCATTTGATAAATAATCAATCTCGTTATCTGTTAAATACTTTTCATAATTTATATTTTCTTTGGATGGATCCAATAATTTTCCCATATTTTTTTCATTTTTGGGTGGAATACATATTTCTTTATCGTCTTTATTATATTTAGCTATCCAATAATCAGGACATGTAGCTTTACGGGGAGGAAATACTGTATTAAATTTAGGATAAAACCACCAAAAGTAAGTAAATACAATTAATAAAAATATAACTGCTATGGTTAATACAATTCGATAATAATTCATTCTATATATATTATAACTAATATTAAATAGTTATAATAAATTAACATTTGCTATATTCAGCCACGCCATTCCAATATATTTTATTCTTTAACGCCCATTTCTTTTTATTACAAATCGACCATTCACTTTCATCATTAAAATCAATTGTCTTAATGATATCATTTTCATTATAACCAACAGTATCTTCTAAATTGGTTTTTCCTTCTTCAGATGTATCTAATAAATCACCAATATTAACATCATTAGTAGGTACAACGCATATAGTCTTTTTATCGTCATTTTTGGCGCTTTCCCAATAGTCAGGGCAAGATTGAGGTTCTGTTGTTGGAAATTCCATAGAAGTATTCTTTTGACTATTCATAATTATACCTAAATATGTTAATATTACAATTAATACTAATACAGCTATAGTAATCACAATTAAATAGAAATTATCCATATATAATATTATTATATATTTTAGAAGCTAAATATATTTAGTATTATACAAATATTTATTTCTTATGTAAGTTTATATAATGTCTAAAATTATTCCAGTAACTATAAATAACGACAATCAAATATTAGATTATGAAAAAATAAACGGACGTGTTAACTTGTTAGAAGAACCATCTCCTGAAATATTATTTAAAATGCAAGAACGGGTTGCTGTAAAAAATAAAACATCTGAATATAGAGAAGCTTTAAATGGCGTATATGAAGAAAGTGAATTATCCAATTTGTATTTTTCAAAAGCAAATATCCAAATTGTCCAAAATGGTATTCGCGCTGGTATTTATGCAAAAACCAATAAAGAACACATCATTCCACCGCAAAATATCGATAATATTAAAATTATTATGAGAAATATTTATATTCAATACGCTGAAAATCAAAATAACATTACCAGTGAAATTGAACGATTAAATCAACTTGTATTGGGTTATATTATTCCCCAAGTGCACGGTTCTTTAGTAAGTTATTTTAAATATATTAAAGATCAAAGTACTTTAGTGATACCATTAGAACTTCCTAATCAATCAGACCGTGATTATAAACAATTAGAAATGAGAGAATTTATGTAAACAAAGGTGTATAATTAAAAAAGTGTTTTTTAATTATATGTTACTACTTATCTACTATATTAAAACCTAATTTTTTACTCATCCGTTAGAGCTTCCTCAATTGCTGCCGTTTTTTTAGCAATATTTGCTTCTTCTTGTTCTTCTTCCTCTCCATCGATAATAGTAGTGTCCACATCACCGGTGTAAAATGAATAGTACTGTTCTTCTTCACTCAACTTACTACGAGGATTTGGAGTAAATGGTTCCATTACCCGAGATAAGCGCCTTGCATCGCGAGCCAATTCAGCGAAGACGTCAAATGGTTTATCACTATTTTCATTTGACGACATGTTTTAAATTAGTAATGTTGTATTGATTGTTTGATGAAATATATATTTTATACATTTTTTTTCAATTTTTTGTTTATATACTTATAAATACGTTTTTATTGTTATTCATCATTTAATATATTAATTGCTTCTTTTCTGGAACGGTCATAATTTATTTCTGAAGTATTACGATTGTCCATTAATTTTGCTATTGCACAAATATAGGGGTCATTTAATTCAAAACGAATTCCAATTACAGATACCTTAATAGTAGTATTTTCTTTAACATTGTTGAAATAAGATTGTGTATAATGATGGTCTCGAGCAATAAATACAGTAATTGGAACATTTCCTTCATCATCTACTACTTCTGCATGAATACCTGCCTTTGTAATTGTTTTTGCATCACATTCAATTAGCATTCCTTCTACAGGATGACTTACCATACATTCATACATAGTTTCAAATGTAATTATTTCACCACATACAACACCGCTTGAATAAGTAATTATCTTTACTGAATTTGGTTTAATATAACCTTCGACTATACATTTACCTTCATTCTTTTGAGAAATTACATTTTGTAAACTAGTCTTCAAATTTTGTCCAACTTCAGTAATATGTAAACTAACTTTGGAAGTTAATACTGAAGGAACGTATACGCCATATACTTTATTGTCTCGTTTATTCGACATGTTACTATAGAACTATAAAATATATGTTTATCTTATTTATTAATATTAGTTATATTAATAAATTTTCAATTTTTTATTTTTTATTGAATAATTTTTTCTCATTAACAATTGTTTTTTCTAAATCAAAAAACCATACCTTATCGCTATAATTATTAAAATGTCGTAACAGTAATTCTAAAAGTACACATAAGCTATTACGTAAGATATAGTCAATGTCTTCTACTGTATATTCTTTCTTTTTGGTAAATGTATTATTTTTTAAAACAATATTAATTCTATCTTTAATTTCTATTTTACCAGAGTCTGTACACAATGCACCCGAACTTCTTTTGTTCATATTTTTATATTTAAACATTATTTGATTGGTTTTAGACATAAACATCAAACCAATAAATTCATTCATTTGACTTTTTTCAACATTATTTACTTCACGGAGTTGATGTTCTAATTCATCGCGTTCAGTCTTCTCTGCTAGACGCCACATTTGGCTAGAAATATCTTGAACAAAGATTTTTATATTCTCTTTATTTTTTTCATCATGAAAATCGGCTAAAACAATACCTCGTTGTTGAATAGAAGATTCTACTATTTTTTCATTAAAGTATTGTTTTATTATTGTTTCTTCTTGAGTAAGGGAATTCATAGTATTTTTAAATGTATTTGTTAACAAAAGCATTTTTTCCTCTAATGATAACAAATCAATGAAATGATAAATCAAATATTGGAATACATCCTTTTCCGTCAACATATGTTCATCTACTAAATCATTATGTACTCTACCTAAATGTTTATACCAATTACTTTCACCCGTGGGCAAGTTATACTTAACAATTTCCTTTTGTTTTAAAGATAACTTTTTTCTTTTTTCTTTACTATCCTCTTCGTTTATTATTTCATTTAATTCACTTCTTAAAATAATTAATTTATTAGCATTATTCCTTTCTGTATTATAATGATTTATTTCATCGTATAATTGTTGAAGAAGTTCTTTATATATTTCGTTAATATCTTTATCATCTTGTTCAATGGTTTCCTTTGTTAGTGCTTTCGATATTTTTGTATCTGGTTTATCTTCTTTCTTTATTTCCACATTCAAATGATTATGCTTATATTCTATTGGTTTAATACGTTCAAAAATTGTTATTTTTTCATTATTAATTTCCATCGGTTGGAACGCATAATATTCTTCTTTATTTACAATATAACCTTTTCGATTATGTTTATCTAATACATATTCATTCTTATTATCAACAAATCTTGATAAAACAAAATCTATATGTTCAATTGGATAAGTTCGATTGATTTGAATTAAATTAATAATATCATCTCTTGTAAAAAACGCATAATCTTTAAAACTTTCTCGGATACGTTTTACAATGGCTGAATAATTCATTTTTGCAAAATCTTCATTATATGTATTTTTCAGAATATCATCTTCACGAATACTCGCAGAAGGACTACATTGATAATTACAATTGTCCATATAATCACACATACTCGAATAAGGTACATCACCTATTTTATATTGAATTTTTTGTTTACTAGCTAATTCAATCTCAATATTTTCATTTGCTACTTCAGTTAATAATTTATCAACTGTAAAATTGGTTTGTTCTATATTTAATAAACAGTCTACTGATACTTCCTTTAATAATCGTGTTACTTTTCCTATTTGTATTGCCTTCTGTTCCGCTGTACGATATATATACATATCAGCGGTTTCTTCATTTGTATCCGTATCAGTTCCATGTAAATAAATTTCTACATTTCTCTTTTCAAATGGTAAACCACAATGACTTAAATTACGCACACCTCTTCCGATTGTTTGTTCTATTCTATTTGTATTATACCAAGGGTCAAGTATATGTAATTGACGAATATTTTTAAAATCTAATCCTTCACTTGCTGCTTTGGAAATTAATATAACTTTAACATTCTCGCCATTTTTATTATTTGATGAAGTTACATATTGAATATCTTCCAAATTATTTGGTGAAAATGATTTATCTCCAGTTATCATTACATATTTTGCTTGTTGAAACTGTTTTCCCTCTTCTTTTGGTTTCATTGTTAATGAATCAATGGGCTGTATTGGCGGTTTGCGTGTTTTAAATAATGACTTTGTATAAGAAGCACTACCATAACGACTAAATCCTAACTCTTCTAATGCTAATGCAATTGGAACAACCCCACCGTCTATATATTGAGAATAAACCATTACAATACCTTCTGAATTCAAAATAGAATTACATATATTATGTATTTTACTGCTATATTTTGATAAATTTTCCATTTGAAAAATAGCTTCATAATTATCATTGTTGTCCTTATTGTATTCATAATTATATTTTAAATTATAATCACTGGTTATTGTATCATGACTTACTATATTCATTAATCCGGTCTTACCTATCATACTTGATATAATATCTTCATTATTATCATTTTTATTTACATCAAAACTATCATTTGGATAAACAATATTCAAAGATTGTAAAGGGTCACTTAAATAAGTATAACCAAATGTTTCCATATTTTCAAAATTCGGCATTATTATCTCTTTCTCTTTCATTCTTTTTACAAATTGTTTATTATTTAAGTTATAAATAACATTATTGTATACCAATTTTTGATAATTTCCGATACTATTCATGTATATAGGTAAATGTTTTAATGGTTCCTCTATTTTTACTTTGTTCATTTGTGTTTCAAAGTATTTTTCAGTATCTAATACTTGTTCTTTTGCAAAATCATTTGGATAAATACGATATGGAAATGTATATGGGTTCTCGCCGCGCACATAAGAAATATAACCTATTAATTTTCTTTTTAATAATTCTTTTCCACCTTCTGTTTTTTTTCCTTCTTCATCTATTTTTTCTGGTATAAAATTCCCTTCTTTGTCGAATACCATATCTTCAGTAATTGTACTACGTTTATCTACACTATTCAATAAATTAGTAATCCATATAATCTCCTTATAATTATTATACATTGGTGTTGCTGTTAATAATAATAAACGTAAATTACTTGCCTGTTTGCATATTTTAAGCAATAAATTGGATAAACGTTTTATTTCTTTATTTTCTTGAGATGGTCTTATGTTATGAACCTCGTCTATTATAATTAACCGATTATTAAATACTGCTTGAATATTATTTATTTCCATTTGTTTTTTCTCTTCCAGAGTTAAATTACTGGCTTCGTCTATCATAATTTTTTTCTTGATATAATTTGCAAATTCATTATACCCTTTAAAGGAATAATATTGTTTAATTAATACATTTATTTGAGAGATTACTTTTTCTTTTGTTAATCCTTGCAATTGTGTTGGATTTATTTCGTTTAATATTGCAGTACCTATACAAGTATTTAAATTCCACAAACCATTTTCTAATTTTAATTTATTTTCATCAAATAATTGTAATCGGAAATTATTTTGAACATTCGGGGATGCAATAATTAATATTTTTTGCTGCAAATTCACCTGTTTCATATATTGTCTCATTTCTTCTGCAATACCTATCGCACTGCATGTTTTACCTGTACCTAATCCATGATACAATAATAAACCGTTATATGGCGTTTGAAATGATAAGAAATTTTTTACAAATATTTGATGAGGTAATAATTCAAAGTCTAATTTACATACTTGTTCCGATCTTTCTTTAATATTCATTATTTTTCCGTCATATTTATGATCATTAAATTCTTTATGCTTGGCTATTTTTATATTAAAATTTGGGTCGTTTAATGTGGGATATAGAAAATCATATTCATCATCAATTACATTGTTATATTCAATTTCTTCTTTATCAAATTGATAATTATTATATTCATTTGAATCAATATTTGTTGGAGGCATTAATAATCCTGGTTCTTGTTGAATTGTTTCTTCGGGGATTATTATTTTATCATTTAAATCTTCATTATATCCATTATTGTTTATTTTTTCGACTTCACTATCATCTTGTTCTGTTACTTCTTCTTGAATGGTATCTTGAATGGTATCTTGAATGGTATCTTGAATGGTATCTTGAACGGTATCTTGAATGGTATCTTGAATGGTATCTTGAACGGTATCTTGAATGGTATCTTGAATGGTATCTTCATCAGTATCTTGAACGGTAGCTTCAACAGTATCCGTTATTTTCTTTGTTTCATGTTCTAAATATATTATTTGAACAACTAATTCATCTTTTAAATCACCGAAGTAATATTTTCCTTTATCTTTGGGCTTTATATCTAATTTATTTTTTAAATCTAATATTAGATCATTTAATTGCTTTGCCTTTAATATTTTTAATTGAACAACTCTATTTACATTATTATTTAACAAATCTTGTCTATACGTTTTTTTTCTATCTTGTATTTCTAATATTGTACTTTTACCATTTTTTGTAACCAATATATTAATTAATTCTTTACACATATTGGTACCTTGAGGGTTTTGTGAAGTACGAGTATCACAACGACGTTTTCGATCTCCTAATTTTTTACATCGTTTTCCAGGACCACATTCTTCTTCTTTTTTAGGTAACAAGTTGGTTATTGATATTGAATTTTTATTTTCTATTTTTAACGGTTCTATTTTTGATAAATTACTAATTAAATCATTTTGTTTATCCATATTAATACAATGTATATATATACTTAATATAATTTATGGGTAACATTTTTATAAAAGATACAAGATGTTTAATGTGTAAAAAAAAGGTATGTACAGGTGTTAAATGTATTAAATGTAAAACATTCTTTGATATTTACTGTTTACAAGAATATATGGAACATATAATGAATACTAAATGTCCAAAATGTAAAACAGATAAATCATTATTTTACTGTGATGAATATGGTAGTCTTTCTTACAAACAAAAACAAACAACCGATTAAATTATAAATAAAAATATTTATAATTTAATTAAATTTGTAAGGTATAATAATTATTTAAAATAAATGATACCTTTGTTAATACATTCTTTTTCTCTTCATTATAATTACGTATTAGTTTTAAACAATCTTCTATAGAATACCAACCAATTTTACTCACTTCGGCTTTTTCATAATTATCCATAATTAACGTATTATCATATGGAAGATAAGCTATAAAATACTTGTGTTTGTATGATTTATAATTCGACCCTGTAAATATTTCTTCAAATGGACTAATATTCTGTAAAACACACAAATGTTTCTTCGCATATCCAGATTCTTCACAATATTCACGAATAGCACAATCATAATCTTTCTCTTTAAAATTACGTCTTCCTTTTGGAAACCCCCATTCAGCTTCTTCCCAAATTGGATAATCATTACTAATTTTAATAATATCATCAATTGAATAATGTTCATTGTTTACATGAATACCATTTCGTAAAGCCATTAATTTTTCCTTTGATATATTTTCTTCGCTTTTATATTGTATTGAAATAGTTTCATCACCCCAAATATCTGCCCATAATTCTTCAAAAGTCATACTTTTTAAATTATTTTTTTCATGTACAGTCATTTGTTTAAACATATTTATTATATAATTCTTATCATTAATTGAATATTTACCTCTCATAAAATCGATAAATCCTAATGTATGTCGTCTTCGAATCATTAAAAATTCTATTTGATTATTATGATAACGATAAGAGATTATACCACTGCTCGTAATAGGTATTTTACATTGATTATATAAATGGCCTTGTTTACCACAATTATTGCAATATTGTTCATTCATTAAATTAGGTTATTCTATATTAATATATTATGGTGTTTTTATATACTTATACGAATGAATTTTGAACCTACTATTTGGGGACCTCATTATTGGTTTTTTTTACATACGATTGCAGAATCATATCCATTAACACCCAATAAAGTTACAAAAAGAAAATATTATGATTTAATACAAAATTTCCCTCTTTTTATTCCACATGATAAAATTGGTAATCAATTTAGTCATTTAATTGATAAATATCCTGTATCACCCTATTTAGACACACGAGAATCGTTTACACGTTGGGTGCATTTTATGCATAACAAGATTAATTACATGTTAGGTAAAGAACAAATACGATTACCAGAAGCTTTAAAAAGATACAGAGATTTATACAAAACAAAAACTGTTCATTTAGCAGAAAGGTTTCATATTAAAAAACATTATATCATTTCTCTTTTTATTTTGCTACTGATAGGTTTCATATATCTAACTTACAAATAAGATAAAAATCTAATCATATTTTAATTATGAGATTCGAAATTATTCTATTTTTAATTGCTGGTTTTATATTAGCAAATATTTACACTGATGGAAAATATACCAAGTTAATGATGATTAATAAAAAATATCTTCAAATGGGTGGAGTTACTTTTGCAACATTGATGATTTATTTATTAATAAAAAAGAACCCACTTCGTGCGAAAGATATTGTAACTGTATCCAATGATTATATTAAATATTTACCTTTGGATAACGATACTACTAATATTATATCACCTATTTTAGACTTCACATCAAAACAAAATTTTTATGATAATCATATAGATGACGGTAATCAACCAGTATTACCTGTTCATCAAAATGCTGAAAATAAAATTATGAACTCAGGAAAAAAGGGTACAAAACGTTCTGTAAGTGAAACGAAAAAAAAATTTGTTGCATCTAGACAAAATTGGAATTGTAATGACTGTAGCAGTCAACTAAATGCATGGTTTGAAGTTGACCATGTAGTAAGATTAGAACACGGTGGAAGTAATCATATTGATAATTTAGTTGCTTTATGCAGAGAATGTCATGGAAAGAAGACAACTATCGAAAATTTATAAATATCTATTTTATATAATCTTCATAAATTATATAAATGTATGAAACAATAAAATCAAATATACTTACTGTTTTATTATTTACTATAATATTATCCACATCTATTGGACTATATTATTTATCAGAAAATAATAAACTCTTCTTTGATAATAAATTATATGATTCTCTTATTTTAATAGTTCCTTTAACCCTTATTTTATTATATTCAAAAGATATTTTACCAGATTATTCACAATTACAATCATTAAAATTTATACCTTACTCTTTGTTTGTTATTAGTTTAGCCAGTTTTATTTGGTATTTCTTTTATTACAATAATATTTTTAGCTATTACACTTGGGGGGTTACTTTATTGTTAACATTCATTGTTCTTGTCGGGTTATCTATGGTTTTTTATTTTTTTGGAGACTACATTAAATCTATGGATGGTATTTTAGGTAAAGCAATCAATTTTATTTTTCATATTCCTGAAATTATAAATGAACTGATTGATTATGTAGTTACTGAATATCGTATAACCACAAAACCTATTTTACTTTCGTTTATTCTTGAG